CGGTCGTTACCGACGTCATAGGACGAACCGACTGACGGCATTAGGGAAGAGCTTAGAATTGAATCTGCGCCGTCCTGCGGGTCGTTAACCTGTACTATGTACGTTACTTGATACTTCCGGCCTTCCCTTATGTCGGCTGACCCCGTCCAACCTTCGTGCGAGACCGTTACGCTTGTGACTGACATTGATTAAATCCTATAAACTGACGACGTTCGCCGAGCCAGTGTTTTGTAAAATTCCTTGAAGCAAATCCGTCTGCCGTTGTTCTTCCTGACGAGCTAGCTTCTCCTCTGCCAGCAGCTTCTCCATTGTCCTAACTTGCTTTTGTTGCACTGCGATACTTGAGGTTGAGCCTCGTAGCGACACCCCGACTGCTTGCCGTTCGCTTGCTTGTATTTCACGCTTCTTAAATTCCTCGGATCGTTTAAGCTCGTCGGTTGCTTTCTTCGCAGCTCGCTTATACGTCTCCCAAGTAATAGCACCTTCTTTTAATAGCTCATCAACCTCTGCAATTTTGTCGTTGTACATTTCGACCGGAGTCTTCAGCGATTCAGCCAGGGCAACTCCTTTCTTCTCTAATTCCTCCCGAGCTTTGGCGGCTTCTTCGGCGGCCTTCGCTTGTTGCTCATATGCGAGCGCCATTTTCATTGCTTGCGTTTTCGCAACTTCGGCTTGTCGAGCGGCTGCTTTCTCTGCGTTGCTGCTCCAATAGTCGTTCCAAGCGTCTACAATCTTTACGACCCAACCGGCGACGGTTTGCAGGACGTTCGCTGCCGCTTCCATTGCTGGAGCTACTGCAACAGCTAACTGATTCCAGACGCCTTCTAATGTTGTCGTGAGCCGTGTCCAAGCGTCGTTGCTGTCTTGTATTGCCTGAAAATCTCCGGCGTCTAACGTTCCCTGCATTTCCTTAATATCTTGTTCGGCTTTCTCTAACGCAGCCGAACCGCCTTCAAGCATAGGAATCAGGTCTTTACCTGCCCGCCCGAATATCTGGGTTGCCATTGCCGCACGTTTAGCAGGGTCTTCTATTTTGGATATTTGGTTTGCTATAGATTTAAATTGTTCGTCGGGACTTAACGCGCTGAAGTCATCTATANCAACTCCCAGCTCCTCCAGTGCTACTTTCGCCGTTCCCAAACCCATTGCCGCCCTCACCGTACGTTTTTTTTGCTATTTTTTGCAATGCTGTCGTCATCTTATCGGCGCTAACGCCGCCTAATTCTCCAGCGAGTTGAAACGCTCTAAGTTGCTGCGCTGCCACTCCTAACGATGTGGCGGCTTTGGCTAAGGTGTCCATTCGCTCCATTGCCGCATTGATCTTCGCCATTGCGATTGCAGCACCGGCAGCAGCAGCCCCGATCCCGATCATTAACGGGTTCATTTTGCCGAGCATACCGCCGAGCTTGCCCGACGACGATCCCGTCTGGTTCATTGAGCTGCGAGCCTTGGACAGGCCTTTAGTCAAACCGCCGGTATTTGATACGACGTTAACGGCAAGGGGGGCGATTGCGGTCATTAGGAATACCTCTCTTGCATTTGCTTTCTAAACGTATCAATGGTCGATTTTTTCGACTTCGTCATCTTTGGTATGTAAGTGGCTGGGTTGGTTCCGCTGCCCTTCCCGCCGTTTGCTGCGTACAACATTGCGGCAACGGTTCCAGTTCTCAACCAGTCAATCTCGTGACCGAATGGCTCAACGTAGCAGCCGAATGCAAGCCACTCGTCAAACTGTTCGGGCGTTATCTGTTCCAGCATCAGGTCAACATCGACATAACCGAGAGCTAGTGCTAATCGGTATGCGAATCTTCGTCTTGAACCGACACCGCTTCTGAGTTTTTTACTGCGCCTTCAATATCCCCCCGATTGAATCCGCAATGCTCTTGGCACGCATCGTAGATGCGAGAAGCAACGGCTGCGTCCATACTTGAAATGACGCTTAAATCATTGTCAGTAAAAACACGTTTGTCGTTCTCGTCTACAACACACAAGGCAATTAAGCGACGGGTTGCATCTGCCAGCCGGTCTTTCAATATGCCTCTGCCATTCTTTGAAATTAAAACAGTCTCATAATCAGACTTTTCTTTTTCACTGAGCGACTGAATGCGNACANCAACGCCAACGTCCGACAGTTCAATCTCGGCGTAGCGTCGTTGACACAACTGGATTAAAGCATCTCTACTCGCTATCTTCATCGTCGGCCTCCAAATCATCAGAAGAGACTTCTGGGATCATGCTCAGCTTGTCGTGAGTCACTCCCATTAAGTCACTTACCTCTGCTCGAATTCGGTCGGCGTCGGCTTCGTCGAAGTTAACAATCAGATTAATACATCCTCCCTCGGCCTTACTTGCGAAACCGATTAGATCGTCTTCGAAATAAATTGCCATTTGATCCGCAGCGGCAAGCGGCTTATCCGTAATCGGTGGATCAGCCTCCTCGAATTGCTTGCGCTGTGCGATTGTGCTTGGATGTTCTGCGATGCTTATCATATTAATTCCCCTTATTAATTATTTAGCTACCCGCTGAGTAAGCTGGAGCCGTTTCCCCGTCCCATTGAACAGAGACAGTCATCTTCATTAGCTCGCCGGGAGCAGCTTCGGCTGTTCCTCGGGATGCAATAAACCCAGTTCCTGCAAATGTTGCAGCAGAGCCAGAAGTCGTTGCCTTCGGCCAAGTGATCGTTATCGTTTCAGCAACGGCTGCGATATTAGGCAGAGCCTGAGCAGCGCTGTATAGAAACTCGACATCGAACGTGCCAGGGTCGTAAATGTCGGAAGGTATAAACAACCGAGAGCCGCCAGCCGTTACTGACAGATCAGTAATGTCGAGAGCGTCTCGGCTCTGTTCAACCGATCCAATTGATGTGACTTTTCCCGTTAGGCCGGACGTGCCGAAAGCTACCGAGGCTCCCTGTGAAGCGTAATTGTTGAGTGCCATTTTTCATGCAATCCTTCTCCTGCCTAAGAAAAAAAATCGTTAGTAAGTTGGTATTTCGTTGACGTAAGTAATGTCGAAGCTAAGTAAAACCCGATGCCGTCCGAGGTCGGAACCGTCAACCGGCTTCTCATACATCTCATAACGGTTAGTTAAACGAACTGCTCCAACAGTCTCGCTCCCCATTGTGCCGCTATAGCCCTGCATCACTAATCTGATTTGCTCCCCGATGTTGTTGCTTGTAATGTGGCTGTCGCTGTAGATGTCTAGCTGTATGCCTGCTGTAACGCTCCCACTTGAGCCGAGAACGTCGTCGTTAGGTACGCCCGTGACAACCGTGTAAACCACAGCGGGTAACGTAGCGGCCTGCGGTAATACCGACGGAAATACTCGGGTAGAAACAAGGTCGGTAACTGACGACTTGCTTACTAAGTATGTTCGGACTCCTACGCCTATATCACTCATGAGACATTCTTCGGCCTGACCTTTATTGCCGTTTCAGTAACTAGCCGAGCCATTTCCCGCTTAAATATTTGTTTGACCATTGGCGCAGCCGCCTTAACCGCTGGCCGTAAAAAAGGTTGAGCTGGTTGGTTCTTTGTTCCAAGCTCTACAGCCGCTGCGTACTTGCCAGGGGAATTTTTGCTCTTCGGCCAACTCACCGAAGCACCAACTGCAACCCGTCTCTGTTTCTTTCCTAGCCGTGCCGAATAGATTCGCATTTTGTCTCGGAGCTTCCCCGAGTCCACTGGAACCAACGACTTAGCTAAACTCAAAACTGGTTCGGCTGCGGCTTTCATTCCTTTGCGTGCCATTATCTTACGCAAGCGGATCGGAAACTTATTGAGCGTTGCGTCTAGCTCTGGCAGCCCAGTCATTGCGTTAGGGTTAGCGTCGCCGCCGAAACTGGTGGAGCTACCGAGATTATGTTTGAATGCTGGCATCAGTCCTCATCCTTACAGATCAACCACAGCTCTTTAGATCGAGAATCTTTAACCTGTGCGCTGATAATGTTTAACGTTCGTTCCCGATCAAAATAGTCGTAAACAACTCTCATCTTTGCGTTTGGAAACTCGTCTTCTCTCGGGTAGTGGATNATTACGACAGTGTCTAGGATTCCNACCTCTTGGTCNCCCTGCCTNGTCTGAGTGCCGCCCCTATCCCAAATGTAAGCACTACACCTACGAACNACAGACCAGCTTGTTGTTTGCTGGCCTGAAGCGTCAACGCTTGAACTGCGTTTCTCTATTCGTATGCGTTGTGACATTCGTCTCAAGGGTATTGCCCCCATTTCAACGAAGCAATCAAAGCATCGTAACCGTGCGGCACTGTGTTCACGCTTGTAGGTGACGTAATGCTCGGAGTGTTAAACAGGTGACTGATCAGCATCAGGATTGCATAACGGGCAATCTCGTTCACGTCTGACGCACTCGATCCGTAACCTGCAACGTATGTAATATGAACGTCGTTGTAATAGCCTCGTGAGCTAGGCCAAGAGTCGCTATAACCCAGCACCACCCTTGCAGGCGTAGAGTCACTATCCACTGTGTATTTTGAACTGCTGAAGGTCTGCAAGCTCCCTGTGTCGTCGTAATATTTTACGTGCGTCACGCTTGAGACTGGAGCAGTTGGTAATTCAATGTAAACTTCGCCAGGGAAGTCATCCATTTTTAAGACTCTGGTCTGGTTCACGAATGACCGCCGAGAATCTTGCTCAACTCGCTTTCTACTAACTTCAATAAGCTGTTTGAGCTGTGAGTCGTAATAATTGTCGTCTAAATCGAGATGAAGCCGAGCCTCCTCAATGCTTACCGGTTCCACTGTGGGCGCAACCGAGACATAATCACGAATCTTTGTTAGAGGCATTTGAGGCCTTCTTTCTTCTTCTGCGTTTTGGCTTTGGAAGATCAACGACCGCAAAGCCTCTGCGGATCAGGATTTCCGCAAGAGGCTTTGGCACGTCGTATGATTCGCCACTTCTGTAAGTTCGCCATTCGTTTTTGAATGCCAGTTTTACAGTCATAACTTCCCCACTTTCGAATTATGATGCGGCAGTAAAGAGACCAACTAAAGCTCCAGCATTGGAACCGTCGCCAGCGTCATGAACATTAATGTCGTAGCGGGTCACACCACGCACAGCAGTNACGTATTCTGCAAAGTATGCAGCGTCNCTAAATGCGAGTTCAACCTGCTCACGGTCACCAATGAGGACGCCGTCGCTAAAGTTACCAAAGATAGCAGCACATTTGCTTGCAGCGGATGCAGGCATTTGGTCGCTAACGTAGACTGGGAAGCCAAACAACTGAGGTCTAACGCCACCTTCAAGGTTAGAGACAGTATTGCCTCCGGCTGCGTAGATCAAGCTCTGGACGTGTGATGCCCAAGTAGTTCGACCCATTACAAACGCTGGGCTTCCGCTTCCGTAATACTTGTCAGGCAGTTTGCCGACTAAGTCATTAAGGTCGGTTAAGGCGATGTTGGCAAAGCCAGTGTCACCCGATCCCATTGTCACTTTAGAAGCAGCACCCATTGCGTCGATGATTCCAGTCTCTCCACCGTAAGTCGAAGAGGCGTCGCCGTTGATCAGCTCGTTGTCCATTTGAACAGCGAAGGCCTGACCAATGCTTACAGCTAAATCATCGAGAACGTTGATTACAGCGTCAGCTAGAAGTTGGTTAGAACTCTTTGCAAGNACTGCACGGGTTACGGCTGCGAGTGCAACCTGCGCCCAAGTGTTGTCGGATGCAGTGATAGAACCAGCTTCTGAAGGATAATCAACAGTTAGACCGCCGGACTTCTTCGGAACGTTCAAGGCGTCCGATGCCATTGGGATAACTCGGCACAATTGGCGAGCAATACCAGCCCGCTGTTGTACGTCAATGATTGCCTGACTTAGTTCGGTAGGTACAAGGTAACCACCTGCTGAGTCAGTTCCTTCGGTAGCTGTTGCAAGGATGCCGTAATCAGCACAGTATTGCTTAGCGTTTGCGTCGTTGAAGTGAACAGCCTTGAGCCATTGCCCAGCTCGGAACGCTCTTTCGTCAGCGCCTTCACCACTAAAGGCTTTAAGATTTAAGTTCCGTTTAGCGACGGCAGGCATCTTTACAGGAGTTGCTTCCTGTGGGACTCTTGCTGCGGCAATACGTTTCTTTTCATCTTCAATTTTCTGATAGCGAGCTTCGGCAGGACGTAGCTCACCCTCGATAGTTTCGAGAATCTCGTCTACTTTTTCTGCTTCTTCTTCGTCCAGTTGGCGTTCTTCTTCTTCCACCATTGAAATAATGGCCTGCATCTCGTCTTGCAGGTCAACGATCTCTGCTTTGATTTCTTCTAAACTCATTGTTAAACCTTTGCTTTCCTGCCTGTTTTGGAATTGCATAAAACGAACGTGCCGAATCTTAAGGAGCATCGTTCGAGATGCGATTTTGTTCAGCTTTGAGAACGTAGGTTCTGCGTCTAATTTTCAGCCTAGAGTTACTTATTGCAACAACGACTCAGCTTGAGCTTTGCTTCTGCCAGGGTCATACCAACAACGTCTGCGGGTTCGTCCTCTAAAACAGGCTCAACGGCCTTCGTTAAATACTCTGGTGCGTTGATATAGTTAAACGCTTTGATAGAGGCCATTGCCTCCTCACTAGCTGAAACAATCCGGTCAGCAAAACCGAAGTTGATTGCTTCGTCAGCCGAGAGCCAAGTTTCTTCGTCCATTAGATTGCCGATAGTATCGAGGTCGAGACCTGTACGATCAGCGTAAACGGTCATAATTGTGTCGCGCACTTTGTCGAGGACGTTAGCGGTTTCTCTCAAGTCGTTGGCATCTCCGGCAGCGGCTGGAGTCCACGGGTTGTGAATCATCATCAAGCTGTTGTTG